TTCCAAAATTGCAGATGGTGGCCCGAGTAGATAATTAATGAAAACATACAAAGAGTTTAGAAAATCAATAGGTTTTCCTGTTAAAGAGAAAAAAGTAGAAGAGGTAATTCGGTCAGAAAAACCTTTGAAAGAAGATGTTGTAGATCAATTAAGATCTGTTGTAAAAAAGAAAAAAGAATCGGATATTAAGTTTAAAAGTGGTACATCGGTTCCAATTGACCCCGAATCCGCAAAAACTATTTTGAAAACCTTTGACTCACTAAATAGTTCTAACAAGAAAAAAATGCAAGATAACATGAACAAAGATACAAAATCTTTCTTAAAAATCTTGGATTTTGCATTCAGTAACGCAAAATAGGACAAACAAATGAAATTAATTTGCGAATTACAAGAATCTGTAGAATATGAATTAATTGAAGAAGGTGCTAAACCTAAACAGTACTTCATTGAAGGTATCTTCATGCAGTCTGAAAAAAAGAATAAAAACGGTAGAGTATATCCATTACCTATTCTTGAAAAAGAAGTAAATAGATATGTCAAGGAATATGTAGAACCAAAACGTGCATTTGGAGAACTTGGACATCCTGACGGCCCAACAGTCAATCTTGATCGTGCATCACACATGATCACCTCTTTAGTTAAAGAAGGTAAGAATTTTGTTGGACGAGCAAAGATTTTGAATACACCAAATGGACAAATTGTTAAGTGTTTGATTGATGAGGGTGCAAGATTGGGTGTTTCTTCAAGGGGAATGGGAACATTAAAACAAGATGAAAAGAACTCTCAGGTTGTACAAAAAGATTTTTATCTTGCAACCGCAGCAGATATTGTCGCAGATCCTTCTGCTCCTAACGCTTTCGAAGAAGGTATTATGGAAGGGAAAGAATGGATTTGGGATAATGGTGTTTTGCAGGAACAAGATATAGAACGGGCAAGGAATAATATCCTAAAAGCCTCTTCCAGAGAACTTGAGGAAGTAAAATTGAACGAGTTCAAAAATTTATTGTCAAAACTATGATTTTATAAATATTAACAGTATAAATTACTTATAACTTTTAGGAGTTTCAATGTCTATGGAAAATACTAACGAAGAAGTTCTGGAAGAATCGACTGAACAAGAAGAACTTGTTGAAGCTCCAGAGCAAGAAGAAGAAAAAGAACAATCAGAAGAAATTCTCGCTGAAAAATCCAAAGCTAAAGTCAAGGAAGATGATGACGAAGATGAGGATGAAGATGATGAGGGGGATTCTGATGATGATGACGAAGAAGAGGAAGAAGAAGATGAACAGGTAAAGAAAGAGGAAGTAAAAATTCCTTCTACTAAATCTGCAATGATCAAAGCCCTTTTCGATAAAGTCAATGGTCTGAAGAAAGAAGAAGTTTCTGCCAAATGGAAAGATCTTATGGATGTTGCAGAAGCAGAAGATCTTGGGGGCCCAACTCCACAGGATTCAGATCCAGAAAAAGATGAAGTAGGTAAAAAGAAAAAGAAAATGAAAATTTCCATGCCTGAAATCAATGTTAAAGAAGATATCGAAGCATTGGTAGAAGGTGAAGAACTATCAGAAGAGTTTAAGACTAAAGCTTCTACTATCTTTGAAGCTGCAGTTCATCAGAAGGTAATGGAAATTGCAACTGGAAAGATTGACGAACTCGAAAAAGAGTATCAAACCAATCTTCAAGAAGAGATTGTTTCATTCCGTGACGAATTGACAGAAAAAGTCGATGGTTATCTTAACTACGTAGTTGAAGAGTGGATGAAAGAGAACGAACTTGCACTTGATAGTTCATTGAAAAGTGAACTTACTGAAGAGTTTATAGGCGGACTTAAAAATCTCTTTACTGAACATTATATTGAAGTTCCAGACGAAAAAGTTGACATCGTTGAAAGCCTTTACGACAAGGTTGAGGAACTTGAAGGAAAATTAAATTCTCAAATTGATGATAACGTTCAAGTTACAAGTGAACTTAATGAATATCGCAAAAATAAAATCTTGGAAGAAGTCTGTGATGATCTTGCAGATACACAATCTGAAAAGATGAAATCTCTCGTAGAAGGTGTTTCTTACGAAGATGATGCAGATGATTTTGAGAATAAAATTAAGACGATTAAGGAAAGTTATTTCCCAAATCAAACAAAACAGGATGAAAATGTTGAACAAGAAAGTGATGTATCATCTGATGGAGAAGAAGTTTCTGAACCTAAGTTGAACAACATCATGGAAGCATATAGTAAAGCTATTGCTCGTAATTAATAATAATTTTTAAGTTTTTTTAACAATATAAGGAGTTTAAAAAATGCAACTCTCAGAAACAATTAACAAGAAGTGGGAGCCAGTATTAGATCATCCCGATCTTCCTAAGATCAGTGATCCATATCGTAGAGCAGTCACCGCTATGTGTCTTGAAAATGTTGAAGCTCAATATGCTCAAGATCAACAAGGTAGTGGACTCTTAATGGAGGCAACCCCCACTACTGTAATGGGATTAACATCCACTAACCCATCTTTAGGTGGTGTAGCTGGTGGTTCCGTTCAAGTTAGTGCCGATTTTGCAGATCCAGTTTTGATCTCAATGGTTCGGCGTGCAATGCCTCAACTCGTAGCATACGATGTTTGTGGTGTTCAACCAATGTCCGGCCCAACTGGATTGATTTTCGCACTCAAGAGTCGAGTCAATTCAATGACAGGTGCAGAAATGCCCGGAGTCAATGCTGACACCGTTGCAAGTGAATCTGGTACGCCAGGACACGCATCGGGTGACTTAGTTACTACGCCTGGTCTTTTGATTACTGGTACTGATGGTACTGGACAAACTGGAAACGAATATTCCGCATCAAGTGCTCTGGAAACAGCCGGTGGTGAGGGTGATGTCGCTGGTGAAATGTCCTTCTCGATTGAAAAAGTTTCAATCGCAGCTGGTACACGTGCCCTGAAAGGTTCCTATTCAATGGAACTCGCACAGGATTTACGTGCAGTTCATGGTCTGGATGCAGAAGCAGAACTTGCTAACATTCTGTCTATGGAAATTCTTGCAGAAATCAACCGTGAGGTTGTTCGTAAGATTTATGTCAATGCCGCAGTTGGTGCCCAAATTGGTACAACTACTGCTGGTCTTTTTGATCTTGATACCGATTCCAATGGTCGTTGGATGGTTGAGAAGTTCAAAGGTCTGATGATGCAGATTGAAAAAGATGCAAATCAGATTGGTAAAGACACACGAAGAGGAAAAGGAAACATTCTGATGACTTCATCTGATGTAGCCTCTGCCCTTCAGATGGCAGGTATGTTGGATTATGCTCCTGCAATGAGCACAGATCTGAATACAGATACCGCTTCGACTACTTTTGCTGGTGTTCTTAACGGACGCTATAAAGTATATGTTGATCCATATGCTGATGCTCATGCACAAGAATTTTATTGTGTAGGTTATAAAGGTGATTCACCGATGGATGCTGGAATTTTCTATTGCCCATACGTTCCGTTGCAAATGGTTCGTGCGGTTGATAGTTCTAGTTTTCAACCACAGATTGCTTTCAAAACACGTTATGGTCTAGTTGCAAACCCATTTGCAGAAAATGCGGGAACTTCAACTGGTCGTATGACAGGTGTTCTTGGAACCAATCCTCACCTTAATGTATATTACAGAAAAGCTGCAATTACCAACTTGATGTAATTCTTGACCTACATATAGTAGGATTTCAGAAAGGGAGTAGAGAAATCTGCTCCCTTTTTTTGTTTGTAGTGATAATTTTCCAGTGAGGCCGCAATGATTATAGTGATAGGAAATGGTCAATCAAAATCTGTTTCAGATTTCAATCTTTTCAAAAAACATACAACATATGGTTGTGATTTAATTTATCGCAAATTCGTACCAGACCATTTAGTTTGTCAAGATATCGATGCACAATTAGAATTGATAACTAATGATCTAACGAAAAAATACAAGTGTTATTTTAGAGGGTTTGATTTAATTCCAAGTATGCATTATGACACACTTAAACAGACAACCGATAAAAAATATAAAATTGGAGAGAATCAACCAAAAACAGATCATTTTATTCAATTTGCACATGAAGGTGTTATGTATTTCATTTGGATTGATCCATCTGATTCAACTGAAAATATTGCCTGGTGGTCAGATACTACATTTGATGAATGGGTTTCTGATACAGTTGCACTCCGTTTAGCCGCTCAACAAAATCCTAGTGAAACATTTTT